TAGCTGTAAGTTTCGCCCACTTGGCATCACATTGTTTTGCTTTACAAACATATCCAAAATACGGTTTTCCTCCTTTGGAAATTCCTTGTTTCAAAATATGACCATGTTCGCAGGTAGGTGGCTCATTTGGTGTTGATGCACCTATTTCAGCAACTACATCACCAACTGACCAAGCAACTGGCTCAGGTTTCTTATCAGCTTCAAAACTATCTCTTAGGATTGTTTCAATTTGTGCTGACTTGGAGCCGGGTTTGCCATACATGTTTTGCCGGGCTTCTAACTTCTCTTTAAATGACTGATCTGCTTTAACAGTTTCCATACTGTCTTTTGTAGCAGTCTTGTTTGAGCCTTTAAGAATTATTATCGCCCTTCCCAAACTGCTGCTGGCAGTATCCTCTACATACCATTTTTTCATATTAGCCATATAGGTTTCCCTAGATCCAAAGGCTATGTTTGATACAGCTGGTGAAGGATCGTTTGCATCCCGCCACAAAGTTGCCTGCACCAAAATGTAACCCTTTTCAGGATCATGGCTAATGACTGAAATATCTGATCTACCATTTGGAAAATTGGCAATAAACCATTTGTTTAAAGTTGCCACATCCTCATAATCCTCAAGATTAAATGCCATTACTTGTCACCCCATTCAAATTGATCATCTTTGACTGCTTCAAGCACTGTGTTATAGACAGACCCATAGGCAATGAAGTCTTTGATACTGTCGTAATGATCTGGGGTTTCACTAAGCCTAGAAACCTTGACAAGTGCCATACACAATGCAGCTTGGTGTGGTGTGATTGGGAAATCAAGATATGCAGACCAAAGACCTGCAATGCGTTTGTGGTTATAGTATGGATGTCCATAGACACTTCCACGCTGTTGGATCGTAGTAATGACTTCATTTAGCAGTTCCTCAGTTTTTGTCATAGTCAAAAACCTCATCTGACTGTGCCTTGATGTTGACCATTCGGCGGTGCATTTCCCATCCATGTGCCCGACCTTTCCAATAACCATTCTGGAATGCGGTATCTCGGATCTCATAAATGATCCAATAAATAAATCCTATGCCCAGCATTACAGCTGCGACATCTAAACCAAGATTTCTTAATTCTAGCCATGTATTCATTTTGTTGCCCACTCCCTTATTTGTTTAGGCATCGCAACCGGATTTCGGTCATCGATTACTGTATAAGTTGCTCCTGACGGATGGATGGATGGCGCAGTAGCAACATAACCCTTCCATTTGATGTCAATACCATCATTTAACTTGCCTCTAAAGACATCAGATTTATTGGCTAAGTAGTACAGATGCAAACCATCACCGGTTTTAACTGTGTATGTTGGTTCGAATTCAGGTAGCAATTCGCCACCATTACGATAATCAATATCAAAAACAACTAAGCCTGATTGATAACAGGCTATGCCAATGTTGATGTTTTGATCGTAGTCAAACCAAAAGTTAATAAGTTTTTGATCGGTTGTAGCTGATAGATACGCTCTTTGAGCCAAGTCAAAGTGCGGATCTTTCTTGCGTGGCAATAATGGCAAAACTGCCCATCCTCGCTCCGCATATTCTAAAGCTGTATTTCTACTGCCTAGATCTAGTTTCATGTCGCTCCCTACATATCCACAGTATCTCTGTGAATACATAAAGTTTGACCTAAATCAAGTCTTTTATCTACCTGACCTACGGCGTGTTTTATAACGATTAGATAACGCCAATATCCTCAAAATCATCGATATGGTCATCAATCGACCGGTCGTGATAATCGGTTTCACGCCCCATAAGACTTTCCAAGAGCTGTGAAACTACCATCTTTGTTAATTGGGATCATCTGCACGCTCATATTCTTGCCATCCCACTCCATCAAAACTATGCCCATTTGCCAATTAGCCAAGCCTTTTGTGTAACTAGCCTTTGCTCGATTCATGAGATTGCCGGTTTCTATGCCATAAAGGGGTCTATAAGCCCCATACAGCCCCTCTGAATAGGCTGACATACCTAACCTATGGGTATGCCCACAAACCACGCTCTTTCCTGCCTTTTTGGCAAGATTTAGGGCAGTCTGTCCAGCGTTGGGATTCATGTTGCCTTCATCCCCATGGGCTAGTATCCAATTTTTTTCAAACTCAAAAAACTGCTTGTGGAAGGTTATGCCTAAAGAATCGAAATCCATGAATTTGGCATACTGCAACTCCGGAAGGCTAATCAGCCCCGGCACTTTTAATAAAGTGTTATATAAGCGATCAGTATGATTGCTCCGGATAATATGAGCTTCTCGGCTGTGCTCTGTGAGAGCCCAAAGGATCTCTTGAGTAGCTGTGCGGTCATCATCCAAAGTTTGTTGATAAGCCAAAGGTGTTTTCTCAGCCCATCGGCTAATGGTTTGGAAATCAATTTCATCACCGACGCATAATACACTGTCAAATCTTTCACGCCTAGCCAACTTAATGACATTCTTGACAGCTGTTTCATGGTGGTAAGGAATTTGCAAATCACTTATTACTAAGTATCGCTTAATCGTCATCCTCATCGTCAGTTGGATCAATGGAAGGAATTATTCCGCCATCGCCTACGATCCAATTTGGAAAGGTTTTTTGTTCAGTCATAAGCCAGAATGCGTGCTCAGGCGTGAACCCTGCTTTTCTAGCTGCTTTGTAGCATTCGTGTAGAGCCATGTAATGTTGATCGATCTTTGTTAATGGCTCAGGAGTTTGGCGAACGATACGACGATTAATCTTTTTTCGTTTAGATGGTTTTCGTGTGTTCGCCATAACAAAAATTATCGCTTACTGATTAAGACAAACAGATCATCGACACGCTGTTCAAGTCTTGTAATTTGATCCTTCATGCTTGTGCCTGAATTCGGCTTTAGTTCTGCTAAATAGGATTTAATAACCCAACGCAGACCCATAAACAAACTGCCTGTTACGGCGCATACGCCAGAAGCGATAGCGACCCAATCGTTTGCCGTCATTTCGCATTGATTCCGTAATCAGCCTCTTTGCCAGATTTTGGATCAAGTGCTTTGGCAATAGGTGCTACAACTGCTCCAAGCAATGTTGCATAAGCTGGATGAATGTCAGCAACAATGGCGAGTGCGACAGTAATACCGGAAGCAGCCACAGCTCTTAGATATGACTTAATTGCTGCCTTGTGTTTGTTTGATAGTTTCATGCCTTGCCTCCTAGTAGTGGGATGTGAAAAAAATCTGAATTCTTATCTTGATTTTTCTTGAAACTCACATGGATGTGGTGATTATGGGGATTACCTCGATATTTGCGCCAACGCCATCCAAGAATCGGTGAAGCAATTTTTGACTGATGTATTACATAATTGATGCGACCATTGGTTTTCCCATAGGATCGAATCTGATCTGCCAAATATGCTGAAAGCCCTTTGTCGTCAGAAAGCCGACTGTCAATATCAATTGCTCTGACAACATTTCCTGCTGTGGCATCGGGGTTGTGATCGCTTTTTCGTGCGCTATGTCTAGCATCACCAATCCACCCATCAGATTTACGGCTACGCTCTGGGAAGGAGTCATCGATCTGCTCACGCAACTGTACAGCTGCTTTAGATAACCAAGGTTTCATTAGACACAATTCCTCAAGATTATGCTAAGAGTAATTTAGCCTCATCGGCAGTAATGCCTAAACGCTCAAGTAACTCACCTTTAGCTTGATCCTTTGCTTGGGCTTCGGCTTTTCTTGCTTCGCCTTTTTGAATATCTAATTGATGTTGTGCAAGTTCTGCATCTGTTAATTCTCTATCAATAACAGTTCCATCAAGTTCTACAATTCTAATCATTGGTTTAGACATTATTTCACCCCATAGATTTCATAAGTTCCAGTTGAATAAGTTGTTAATGGTACAAAAGTTACGCTAGTAATTGCAGCAGTATTTCTCCATTGTCCATACCCGCTTTGAGATTGATGATAACTATCTGTTGAATTTCTTCCAGCAATTAAAAAATTACAATTTTTATGAGTAGTAGAATTTGCTGGGTCATAAACTGTAAATACTGAAAAATTATCTGCACTTGATGAATTAAGTTGATCTACATAAAATTCCTGAGCATTGGTTTGCATACTTGTTGCTACAGCCGTTGATGAAGTCTGATACTGAAAAAAGTTTGTATAGTTATTTCCACTATCGCCATTTAGTCTTATTGCAGGAAACCAGTCTGCGGTTGCAGTAACATCTTTCATATAAACAACTAATTGCTTATATCCTGTGGTTGTTACGTTAACAACTACTGAAGTGCCACTTAAACTGCCACTTGCTAATTCAGTAAAGCCACCACCACCGGCAGGTGCTGCCCATTTAATTTTTCCATCGACAGTTGTGTCAACTGTTAAAACATTTCCATTCGATCCAATGGCTAATCTCTGAACTGCATCAGCAGCATCTCCAACTATTAAATCACCTTCAGCATCAATCAAAGATTTTGCAATTGCAGCATTTGCTAAATCATAAGCAGATTTAACTGAGTTTGGTGTCGATGCTTTTGTTGTGGAAGTTGATGAAGTGCTGTCCTCTAATTGAACTGCGCCTTTTTGTGCAGTAGTTCCATCTTGAATTCCGACTGTAACAGATCCTGATGAACCACCGCCTGTTAATGGTGTAGATGCAACAACTTCGGTGATATCACCAACATCATTTGTTACCCAAACAAAATCCATGTCGGCGTTTGAATTCTTTGACAATATCTGACCGGTTGTGCCACCTTCAAGATCTTGCATAGATGTATCAATTGCTTGACCAAGTGTGCGGATAGCAGCTGCGCCATC